CTGGGAGACCCGGAAGAATGACAACGCCGGAAACTTCGCCCGTCACGCCGTGGCAGATTCAGGACTTATTCGACAGGCACAAGCGATCCGAGTGGTCTGGCCCGTCTATCGTGATGGTGCACCCGTCCGTCTACAAGCGACACAAGGCGATCTTCAGGAAGCTGATGAAGTCGCATCGCAAGCGAGCCCTGCGCCGTTCCGTTCACCGCGCTCTCCGCAAGGCGGGCCAGTTCCCGACCCGTTGATGCCCACCGTCTCCGTCCTCATCGCCTCGCACCGGCCCCACCTGCTCCCCTACGCGCTCGAGTCCGTCTGGGCGCAGCGCGGTATCAGTCAGGCCGACATCCAAGTCCTCGTCAACTACTGCCAAGACCCGGCCAACTTCCAGACCGCGTGGAACCGCTTGGCCCAAATCGCCACAGGCCGCTACCTCGTCATCCTCGGCGACGACGATACCCTTGAGCCGGACTATCTCGCCGCGGCGGTGGCAACCCTCGACGAGACCGGGGCCGACATCGCCCACAGCAACGTCCGGCTGGCCCACCGCTCCGGCCCGCACGTCACCGACCGCGACCGCTACTTCCCGCCCACCCTTGTCACCCTGACGCAGATGGTCAGCGGCAACAAGATCTGGCAAAGCTCGGTCGTCCGCGCCGCCACCTGGCATATGGTCGGCGGCTACGATATGACCCTCGAATACGTCCACGACTGGGACTTCTGGGTCCGCGTCTTCAAGTCCGGCGGCACCGCGGTCCACCTCCCGATGCTGGGCTGGACGCACTACACGCACGACGGCCACCGCGTCACCACGTCCAGCAACCACGAGCGAGCGAAGGCCGCGCTGTACGCCAAGCACCCCGACCTGCTATTCAACCCGCAGGCGTGACAAGTTGACGCCCGACTAACTTGTTATAGCTTGACTAATATGCCATTCCCGAAAGGACGACCCCGCCCACCGGGCGCAGGACGCAAGAAGGGCACCCCCAACAAGGCCACCAAGACCGTGCGCGAGGCGTGGATCGAGGCGTTCGCGCTCGTCAACGAACGCATCCCGCTGCACGAGTGGGGGGCCGCCAACCCAGAGAAGTTCTACCCGCTCGCCACCAAGCTCATCCCCATCGACGTGACGAGCGGCGACAAGCCCATCGCCCCGTCCGCGATCCGCGTCGAACTCATCGCCCCCTCCATCGAGGACTAATGACAACGTGGGAAGTACGCCACGGGGACTGCCGCGACGTGATGCGGTCGCTCCCCGCCGACAGCGTGGACGCCATCGTCAGCGATCCCCCGTATGGCTTGGCCTTTATGGGGAAGGAGTGGGACCACGGCGTCCCCGGCGTCGAGTTTTGGACCGAAGCCCTGCGCGTTGCCAAGCCGGGAGCGCACCTCGTCGCGTTCGGCGGGACGCGGACGTTCCACCGCCTCGCGGTCGCCATCGAGGACGCGGGCTGGGAGGTGCGGGACTGCCTTTCGTGGCTCTACGGTTCGGGGTTCCCGAAGTCGCTGGACGTGGGCAAGGCGATAGACAAGCGCGGCGGGGCGGTGGCTGACTTTTCGACCTTTCGCGATGCAGTCCGCGAGGCGATGAAGCGCACGGGCGTTACACGCGCACAGCTACAGGATGCGCTCGGAAATCATATGTTGAGCCACTACCTGACGGCGGGATCGCAGCCAGCCGTCCCTAACCTTCGGGACTATCGCATCATCCGCGATACCGTAGACCTCGGGAGCGAGTTCGATGCGTTGTTCGCTGACGAAGCCGAGCGGGAAGTGGTGGGCAGGTCCGCGCATAAATCTGGCATTGCCAACGGAACATCAAATCATCGCACCGTCGGTGGTACTATTGCCAAGCACGTCGACATCACCCGCCCCGCCACCGACGCCGCGAAGCAGTGGGACGGCTGGGGCACCGCGCTCAAACCAGCATTCGAGCCGATCGTCCTCGCCCGCAAGCCGCTAGTCGGCACGGTCGCGGCGAACGTGACGCAGTACGGGACCGGCGGCATCAACGTGGACGGGTGCCGACTGACCCCAGTTGGCAAGGTGCAGGCAAAGGGGCGTGGTCGCGGAGAGTTTGGGCTAAACAGTGGATGGAACGCCCACGCGAACAAGGATTCGCTTTACGACGGTACGCTTGGTCGCTGGCCCGCCAACGTCTGCCTCGACGAGGACGCGGCGGCGATGTTCCCCGAGAGCCGGTATTTCTATACCGCGAAGGCGTCCCGCCGCGAACGGGAAGCGGGGGACGTCAAGAACTTGCACCCGACCGTCAAGCCCATCGCCCTGATGCGCTGGCTCTGCCGACTCGTCACGCCACCGGGGGGGCTGGTCCTCGACCCCTTCAACGGCTCCGGCTCAACCGGCTGCGCGGCGGTCCTCGAAGGGTTCCGTTACCTCGGGGCCGAGCTGGACGCCGAGTACGTCGAAATCGCCCGCAAGCGTATTGCGCATTGGGCGGCGCAGACACCGGACCCGGACCTGTTCGGGTGACCGCGCTCTCGGTCCCCACGCCCAAGGCGTTCGGGTTTCTTTACACGCCGACGCTGGGCCAGCTCCGCTACCGCGTGGCCTACGGGGGCCGTGGCTCGGCGAAGTCGTGGCAATACGCCCGCGCCCTGCTGATTCACGGGCTGTCGACCCCGCTGCGTATCCTCTGCGCCCGCGAGTATCAAGCGAGCATCCGCGACTCGGTGCATCGCGTCCTCGCCGACCAGATCGACCTGCTCGGCCTCGCGGCGTTCTACACGGTGCAAGAGTCGGCCATCCTGGGTGCCAACGGGACCGAGTTCTTGTTCAAGGGGTTGCGGCGGGACATCGCGCAAATCAAGTCGACGGAAGGCATCGACCTCTGCTGGGTCGAGGAGGCCGAGGCGGTCTCCGACCATAGCTGGCGCACCCTCGTCCCCACCATCCGCAAGCCGGGGTCCGAGATCTGGGTGACGTTCAACCCCGCGCTGGAGTCCGACCCGACGTATCAGCGGTTTGTGAAGTCGCCCCCCGAGCGGTCGGTTGTCCGGCTGGTTAGCTACCTTGACAACCCGTGGTTCCCCGCGGTGCTGAAGGAGGAGGCCGACGCCCTGCTCAAGGCCGACCCCGAGGCTCACGCGCACGTCTGGGGCGGCAAGCCGTGGGCGCGGTCGGACGCGCAGGTGCTTGCCGGCAAGTGGCGCGTCGCCGAGTTCACGCCTGGCGAGGGCTGGCAAGGGCCGTACTTCGGCGCGGACTGGGGTTTCGCGCACGACCCCACGACTCTTGTCAAGCTCTGGCTGCACGACGGGCGGCTCTATGTCGAGTATGACGTGGGCGGGGTGCAGCTTGACAGCGATGCCACGGCTCGCGTGTTCGACACCATCCCCGACGTCCGGCAGTACGTCATCCGAGCGGACGCGGCCCGGCCCGAGACCATCGCCGAGATGCGTAAGCGGGGGTTCCGGTGCGAGGCCGCGCCCAAGTGGTCCGGCTCGGTGCAGGACGGCATCCAACACCTCCGCACCTATACCGACATCGTGATCCACCCGCGGTGCAAGCGGGCCATCGAGGAGGCGCGGCTCTGGCGCTACAAGACCGACCCGCGTACCGAGGAAGTCCTGCCTGCCTTGCACCCCGGCAACGATCACGTCTGGGACGCCGTTCGCTATGCGCTGGCTCCGCTCATCAAGAAGGGGCCGAGCGTGTTCGTGGTCTAACGTGGTGAGGCTTGCGCCCTTGCTTGCTTTCGCGTAAGGTTGAAGGTGGCGACTCCCACCCCTTCACCCACGGGGCGCACGTTTGTCTATTCCTGACCGTGAACCATTCCTGCGCCGCGTGAGCTCTGCGCTCCGCGTGTTGCGCGGTGAGCCGGGCGAGTCCCGCGCCATCATTCCGCAGACCTACCCCAACCTCCCGAACGGCCAGCAGCAGATGACGCTGGTGCGAACGGCGAACCCCGGCGAGTACCGCTACGACGGCTCGACAATCCGGAAGCAGGGGTTCAACAAGCACCCGGTCGTCCACGCCTGCATCCGCGTCATCGCGGACGTCATCGGCTCGGTCCCGCTGGTGGTGCTGAAGGAGCGTGGCAACTATGAGAGCCGCGTCGGTGAGGCCCACCCGCTTCAGCAGTTGCTCGATATGCCCGGCCCGCGGTTCACGGCGCGGCAGTTCCGCACCCGGTTTGCGGTCGACTTTCTCGGCTACGGGAACGCCTTCTTCCAGATGGAGCGCACGGCACCCGGTCGCGCCCCGACGGGACTCCGCGCCATCAACCCCGAGTCGGTGCAGCAGGTCTGGATCGACACCGAGGGCGACCCGCGCCGCTACGACTACGCGAACTGGGCCGGTATCATCGTCAACGTCCCGGTCGAGGACATCCTGCACTTCCGCGACCTCGAGATGGGCCGCCCGTTCGAGGCCGACGTGTTCGGCTATCCGCGTGGCGCGACGGCTATTGGGTCCATCACCGCGGACAACGAGGCGACGCAGTACGTTCGCCAGGTGGTGACGAATGACGGCACCCCGACCTTCGCCGTGCTGATGGCCGACGAGGCGACGACCGAGGACGCCACCGCGATGCAGGACCGGTACCGCGCTCGCGTGGTGGACCGCGGCAAGCGAGGGACGCCTGCCTTCTTCGGGGCGGTGAAGGACATCAAGCCGCTCGGGTTTACGCTCTCCGACCTCGAGTTCCCGGACCTCCGGCGCGTCTCCCGCGAGGACATCTGCGCCGCGTTCGGGGTCGACCCGCGGATGATTGGCATCGCGTCGGCGTCCAGTGATGCGGGGCTCTCGGGCGTCCAGTACGTCGAGGCCCGTTCGCGGCTGGTGCAACATACCATCGAGCCGATGTTCGCTGCGCTCGAGGATGAGCTGAACCACTGGCTCGCGCCGGAGTTCGGTGACGTCTGGGTGAGCTACGACCACGACGTCCTCCGCGATCTCGTCGAGGACGATAACACCACGTCGACTCGCATCCGGGCCGAGTTCCTTGAGGGGCTGCGGACGTGGGAGGAAAGCCGCTCGGCGCTCAAGCTGTCGCCGTTGCCGATGCCGACCGATAGCATCCTGAAGACCGCGGGCCGTGACCTGATTCCCGCCGCGGTCGCCGTGATTGACCCGTCGACCATCCTCGACCAGCCGCCCGCGACGGACAACGAACCGCCCGCGGGGGGTCAGCCGACGCCCGCCGAGGATATGGAGGCCGAAGGCGAGGAGCCGGAGGAAGCCGAGGACGTTGAGGAAGAGGGCGAGGACGAGGCCGACGACGAGGGCGAGGTGGAGGAGGAGGTCGAGGCGTCACGCGCCGAGCCGGTGACCAACTTCCCCGAGGACGGGGACGACAAGAAGGTGACGCTCCGCAACTCGAACCACGCGCTCTTCCCGGTCGGTGAGGCCGAAGACCTGAAGGAGAACTGGCCCGCCATC